CACCTTCCATGCCTTTTTTCATAGGCGAGCGTTGGAACATTTTCAGTCCATCTGGAACATCAGTCTTGATGAAGAATGCATCCGCATCTGTTAAACGGCGCATCACATGATAACCTTGTGGTAAGTAACCACCAGATTTAATCGCATTGATGTCGTTGTCCGCAGTACCAGTGCGAAGTTGTGATTCCAACAAACGCTCTGCAACAAAAGTGTAAGCTGTTGGGATAACCAACTGCGTACCTTGAGCGGCAATTCTAAGACCACGATCATCTTACATATCCGATATTTGTATAAGAATCGACTCTAGTGATGTCTCAGACAAGTCAGCCGCTGTTGCTAACGTGTTAGACTGGTTACCATTTTGCGTTGGGTGAGTTGTACTTAAAAGAGTAGTACCATCTCCACCATTTGCAGTAGTTGCGTTATTTAAAACATTTGCCGCTTTGATTTCCTTAGTGGAAGCCATTGAGCGTGCAAGTGCCTTTGTATAACGAGAAGCAATTGAGCCATACTGACCATCTTCTTCAGCTTCCTCAGTAATTGAGAACGCTAAAGCAACTGTTTCATGTTGGTAACGTGCAGTCCATTGTTGACCAGCATCATCATAAGATACTGCTGAACCTTCAGACTTTGTTGGTGCAGTACCGAAACCAGATAGAAGTACATCTTCTTCAAACGCTTTTTGTGAAGTGTTTGATGAGAAGACTGCTTCGTATTCAGCAGGGTAGCTGTCATATTCGAGGCCAAACAAGGTGTTTAGACCTGGCTCAAGCATTTTAGCAAAACTTGCTCTATTCATAGCCATGATTTAAATCCTTCCTTAAATACCAGCGACATTAGTACCAAGAAGGTGTTCGTTAATCGTAACCTCCATGATCGCGTTCGCACCAAAAGCATTGTCAGGTGCATCGTAAAGCGCAACGATCTTGCAAGAAGCTATTCCTGCCGCCATTGTAGCACTCAGTTCAAATCCAGATTGACCTGTTAAAGTCGAACCTGCCCCTGCAACAACATCACAGCAATTCATGATATTTGTTTGTGCAGGAGATCCAGCCGATTGTGCTTTAAACACTGTGTACGGATCATCATATACATAAGCAATGATGTCAGTAGCAACTGTGCCTGAAGGCCAATACTCACTGTAAACATATGATCCATCTGCGGCTGTATATGAACAACCATCGAATACACCAATGTTGTTGGTTTCTGTTGCAGAATGAGGAGTAATAGTACCTGCCGCAACAACAATAACCATATCACCTTTGAAGATGTTTTCTGCAAGTCCACTTGCAATAGTATATTTGTTGGTGCGAGGCGCATTACCGCTCATGTGACGAATCGGGACAAACCCGAATGCGGCGTCTACATTTGCCATTTTTTCGCTCCTATAGCGTTAGAGTTAATCGCTCATGGCAGAAAGATTTCTACCGCGACTTGAGGAAGACTTCCGTTCTTGATAGATTGGTTGTCCGTTACGTCGTCCTAAAGCATCTAGATCACTAGCAATTGATTCATTTTGCTCACCATTCTTACTAGAATAGTATTCTTTCATTGATCTATGCCGTTCTTCTGGCATTTCACAAAGCAACATTCCTTCAATTCCTACACAACCTGCCCACTGTCCGTGATTGATAGTCGGAAACAACTTACTCTTCACAGTCTCAGCTTTGCGTGCTTCCCATCCTTCACGCATACGTTTGTATACGTTGTCTGGCGTATCCTTCCCTTGAATCGAGGTAGCTACCCACCTTTGGACGAAACCTGGACGAGCTTCGGGTGCATCCAAAAGTGCTGGGGGTTTCCATGAGGTTTCTTGACGAGCTTGCTCATCTCTCACAGAGTTTCGAGTTTCGTCTGCGCGCACGTTTCTATTCTCAGTCATTATCTGGCTCCTTTTTGACGCCGTATTTCAGCTTCATATTGTTTAAGACCTTTTTCATCAGTGATTCCAAGTTCTCTAGCCATTTTGAGTTGTTCTTGCGACATTCTCACTCTATTGCCCTTGTAGTTTGACGAACCGCCTGTAGTTGGGGCGACTGGGGGTCTACTTTTTGCTCGTGGTCTACTTGGACTTGATCCCGAAGATAACTCAGGAAAAACCTTTTGTAAACGATTGTTTAGATGATCGTAATATTCATCAGAATTTTTGTCGTAACCTTCTAAGTCAAGTTGGACATCAATTGCACGAGCCGCCGCAGTTTCACGCTCAAAGCCAGCGGCATTAAACCAATTGTTTTGTTGCCACCACGACATAGCTTTTTGTGGAGCTGGGTTTTGCACAGCTTGTTGTGCGCGCCCAACTGTTGGAGATACAGCACGTTGCTGTTGTTGTTGCTTTTGCATCTCTGCAATTCGCATAGCCGCTCTCATATCAGCCATTTGCTCTTGGAAGTTTACTTGAGCTTCTGTGTCACCTTCCTCCACAGCCTTGTGTAAAGCCTGTTTAGTTTGGCTGTAGCGATCATTGAACAGTTGCTCTGCGGATTGCTGAGAGCCTTGCTCTAGTCGCTCTAGTCGTTTCTGAAGCTGTGCATTTTGCTCTTGTATCTGTCGAGACTGTATTTCAGCGTCTCTACGTTGACTGACAAGTTTTTGAATACGCTTCTGGACTTTCGGCCCATAGTCGTCTTCTTCTTGTTCTGGCTTTGCTTGTTGCTTTTCTTCTGCAACATCCTTTGCCTCTTCAGCCGCTTCTTGGACTGGATCTTCTACGACTTCGATTTCGAAATCTTCAGAGCTTCCTTTTGCCCTTTTGATTTCGTCTTCGATTTCTTTCATTACATTGCTTTCTACCATTTGGTTCACCCTACATACGCGGCGACTTCAACACCTTCTGGCAAAATAGATGTTATTTCATCGTCATTTAGCAGAAGGAACTTAACGCCTTTTACAACAAGTTTCTGACCAGCATATTTTCCATAGGTTATGCGATCTCCGACCTTTGGACTTACATCGGCACGCCATCGCTTGCCAGTGTCTCTGTCCCGATACGCTAAATCACCCAAGGCGCAAACTGTGCCATGAGCAGTAAGGTATTCTTCATTGTCTTGTGATATTGTTGGCAGATGTAAGCCACCTGCTGTTTTAGTTTTAACCTGATTAGGTTGAACCAAGACCTTCCAATTTAAAGGTATCGGCAGTTGCTTTGAACTGATCTCTGATTCAGTTTCTTCGTCTTTATATATTCTGTCATGTTGATGAGACACGTTATACATCCTCTTCGTTTATATTTTTAATCGTTTCGAGGATAATATCTGACGCTTGCATTAAGCCTTCAGATATACCCACGTTCTTCTGATATGAATTGAAATCGGAAATCCGACCTTCAACCATACTTTTAGCTATTTCTAGCTTCTCCTTCTCCAGATTTTTTCGGATCTGTTGGAGCAGATCGCTGACTGTCATTCTTGACACCTCCTGTCATGGAGACACCTGTAACATGAACAGTTACGTCTTTACTTTCTGAAGCCATTAATATCTCCCTTTTGATTTGGCCTTCTTCTTCTTTACTGTTTTTTTCTTTGTTTTAACAGCTTTCTTTTTTCCGTACTTCATTTTACTTCCTCCAGTCATTAACTTTCCAAAACTTGCGCGGTTCATCTGTACATTGATCCTGACTTAAAACTAAGTTTACTTTTTAAATTACCTAAAAACCTAATAACAGGTGGGGCGGCTTTTGATAATCCTAAACCAAATCCAGCACCCAATACAGCATTAGTTGCACCTTCAGACAAACGCTCATCAGGTTCGCCTATTCCATATCCATGAATAAATCCACCTAAAGCTCCAACTCCAGTTGGCCCTACTTTTTGTAAAGTTTTTGCAACTAATCCAGTTAAAGCGGCAGGAACTGAGACAGGAGCAGACATAAACATTCCAGCGGCTACTGGCGCAAATCCTGCTACATCCATTGCTATTGCTTTTTTTGGATTTTCGTTTTCATATCTATTAGCACTTTCTACAGCACTTCTTCTAGCTTGCTCAAACTCTTCTCCGCTTATTTGACCAGTTTTAAATAAGGCTTCCAATTCATCTCCAAAACCAAACAAAAAACTTTGTCCAGCATATCGTGCCGCGCCACCAGAATTTTCTGGAATATTATCTATAAATTTTTCATCAGCCATTACACGCTCCCACCTGACAACTCACGCGCCAGTATCTTTAATGTATCCGCAAAGCCTTTATCTAGCTCTTTAGCGGCTATTGCAAACTTTCTGGGAGAAATGTCATCAGACTTTAGACCACGGCGTTCTAAGAAGCTCTTTGCCGCTCTGATCTCTGCTTGCGCTACTTTTTTAACTGCCGCTTTAGCCATTACATTTGATCTCCGTTTTCGTTTTCACCCATACTATTTAAAGCACCATAACCAATTATAGGTGGAAGTGCATAAGTAGGTATACCCTTTTTAATTACTTGCTCCCTAAACTCTGGCGTTATCTTAAAACCTTTAGTTCTAAACATATCAGTAGTTTCACCTTGAATTGATGGTGGTAACAAGTCTATTTGCTCTATTTGAGCG